ACGGAATTAGAAGCGCAACACTACCTGAATCTCCTATATTCTGCGGCGGAATGCAGAGCGAAATCGCATTTGACGAAATCGTATCAAACTCAGCAACAGACGAGGAACCACTGGGAACACTTGCTGGACGAGGAGTTGCAACCATGTATAAATCCGGAAGGGGCTTGAAAATAAAGTGTACGGAACCCAGTATGATTATGGCCTTAGGATCGATTACACCTCGAGTTGACTACAGTCAAGGCAACAAATGGTGGACAAGACTAGAGAATATGGATGACTTCCATAAGCCAACACTGGACGCGATCGGATTCCAGGAACTTATCGCAGAAGAAGCGGCGGCATGGAGTACAGAATTCAGCGAAAACTACAAATGTGAATACCAATCACTGGGAAAACAACCGTCATGGATCGAATACACAACAGACGTAAACGAAACATACGGCGAATTTGCCGCAGGAATGCCTTTAGCATTCATGTGCTTAAACAGGGTATACGAAGGAGACGGCGCATGCACGATCGAAAACGCATCAACCTACATCGACCCTACGATATACAACGGCATATTCGCAGAGTCAAGACTGAGTTCGCAAAACTTCTGGGTACAAGTAGCATTTGATGTAACAGCACGCCGAGTAATGTCAGCAAAACAAATTCCAAATTTATAACACCATGAAAACAGCAAGAAGTAGAAGAGGATGTATCAACAATCCAAACCTAACATACCAAGCAGAACCAAGAGAGGTAAAACTGAGGAAGATAATCAACGGCGAAGCCAACAACATGGAGGATGGAGTATTTCCAACAATCTATACAGAAAAGAAAGATGGAGTACAACCCGAATTCGACATAAGGACAGATCGATTCGAAGTAGCGATAGATGCGATAGACAAGATCAACCAAAGCGCAGCAAATCAGATCGCAAAAAGCAAGGGTGAAACCGAAGCCGTGAAAGATTTCGGGACAGGAGTAAAAACCGATCCCGAAAAGAGCTAAAGCAGTCGTATAAAGCTCTACCAAAACTCAAAGAGGGGGGATGTTTCCGCCCCCCTCTTTTAACCCTCATAAATACGTGTGGCACAGGGCGGTAGACGTTTATACATATATAACAAGAACATAAGGTGTAAATTCTTTTAAGAAAAGAACGAAAATGAACTTTAAAAAACTAATAGATCTACTCGAAAAAGGAGAGGATCTCACAAACCCTCTCTCGGGCATCATAAGCGGCGTCTCAGGGATTTTCAACATGCTAGGTATAGGCAGAAAGAAACAGATAAGACAGCAGAAAGAGATGGCAGAGAATGCGGCCAAAATAAACTACAAATACGGAGAAATGGCGGCGGAGAATGCGTTCGAAAGGCAGCAAGTATTATACAACAGAACCTACCAAGACCAAAGTTACGCTAACAAAGTCGCACAAATGGATGCAGCAGGATTGTCTCCAGGCCTAATGTATGGTGGAGGTGGGGCCAGCGGTGGGGGGGCCGGATCGACGACAGGTGCCCCCATGGGGGCAACGGGTGCTGCCGGTGCAGGATCAGCAGCCGATCCTAATGCACAACTGCAAGCATTGATGTCACTACGACAGGTGCGGATGAGCGAGCGAAAGAACGAAGCGGAAATTAACCTACTTAATACTCAAGCAGATGCACTCAAGGCAGAAGCGGGTAAAAACAAAGAGGAAACCCAATCAATAATCGAAAAGAGGATATGGCAAGTAAAGCAAGAGATGTTTGAAGGGTGGAAAGGCTTCATTGACACAGCAAACCAGCTATGGGATCAGATGGTAAGATGGCAACCCACAGAAAAAACAACAATCGACGGCAAGGAAGTCGAAATACCTAAATACTTCGAAATAGAAGATGACAAATTCGGCAAAATTGTATTCGGAGAGGAATCATTCCAGGGCGATATGATGACAGCTGAAAAACAGATCCTCGAAGGAACGGCGGCGATCAAAACTCTAGAGACCATATACGCAGACAAAAAACTATCAGCAGAGATCAAAAAGATAAACGCAGATGCATGTAGCGGAATGGCTCAGGCGGCATACTATTATGCAGCAGGCGAAACCCAGAAAGCAGAAGCAAAGATGCTCGAAGTAAAAAAGAGAACCGAAGAGGCAACCGCAGAACTGCGAGAGCTTCAATACTGGACCGAGATAGCAAACACGATCATCAAACTAGCGCAAGTAGTAGGAAATCTAACGATCGGAGGAAAGACAGGAAAACTGATCAGGGAATACACGGAAAAAAGGATGAGCGAAACACCCCCCAGGAACTCAACAACAGTAACACAGCATTACAATCCAGAGATGAAATTAAAAGGAATGGATAAAACTGTAACAACAAAATGGTAAGAGAAAAATGATTTTAAGAGGGAAAATTTCAAATAAAACCAATGTGTCTATATCCAAGTATCATCGAGAATCCAAAATACGCCAAATCGAATGAAAACAGCAAAAGAATAAGGGATTATCGCCTAAGATGGATTCAAATTCCATGCGGACACTGCGAAGAATGCAAACGCGCAAAAGCAAATGAATGGAGAATAAGATTAATGGAAGAAATAAAATCAAATCCAAAAAACATTATATTTGCGACACTGACATTCTCCGAGGAGAGCTTAAAAAAGCTAGAATATGACGAAAAGGAGCCAAACAAAGCACCTCAAAAAGCAATTAGTCTATTCAGAAAGCGATGGTGGAAAAAATACAAGGCACCACTAAAACACTGGCTGATCACAGAGCTAGGACATGATAACACCAAAAGAATACATCTACACGGCATTATATGGACAGAATTAACAGAAGAACAATTCGAGAAAGAATGGGGGTACGGCTGGATATTCTTCGGATACGAAGTGAATGAAAGAACAATAAACTACATCATAAAATACATAACGAAAAGAGACGAAGGCAACCCCGAATTCAACGGAAAGATATTCACTTCAAAAAGGATCGGAATAGGTTACATAAACAAAGACACACTCAGAAGGCATAGGTATCAAGACAAATTCACAGAAGAAACGTATAGAACGGAATCCGGAATAAAAGCCGCACTACCAATGTATTACAAACAAAAAATATGGACAAATCAAGAACGCGAAGCCCTCCGAATTATAAAGGAAGAGAAGCAAACAAAGTACTACAACAAAACTCCTATCAAAGTAGAAACGATAGAACAATACGAAGAATATGTGGCCGCAGTAAGATACTGGCAATCAATCAAAAAGTATGACGGAAAGAGAAAAAAATGAAGTATGCAAAGGGTATGCAGACCTAATCATAAAAAAAGAACAACTAACTCGTGAACTATGGAAAACAGAGTTTGGAATCAAAAAGTTGGAAAACGTATTAATGCGAAACAAAATACTGATACCAACAGAGGCAGAGGAGACATCGGAAACAGATCAAGCAACCTAATAAAGCTGATCGGCGCCGAAAGGGTATCTCGACGAAACTTCAAATACGAAGGAACATACTACGTAACAGAAGACGGAGAGGTATACGACAAAGAGCACGTAATCGCTCAAAAAGTACAAAGAACCGGCGTAAGCTTCTACGAAGTAACTGACTGGGAATACGATGAAAGAAAAAAACTATTCCAACCTACTATCAGAAGAATAGTAATGATCAAAAACACTAACACTCAATTATCACTAAACCTATGAATGAAAAAGTAAAGAAGATCGTAAAATGGATCGCGGTAATAGCGGCTGCGATCGGCGCGGCAGCTGCCGTGATCATGGAGCAGGGATGCACTCACAAGCACCTCCTCAAAGCAAATGGCATCAAAATCGACACAATCGAAGTATCAACATCAACAAAGATTAAATAACATGGACAACAAATTCAGAAATCAGCTGCTTGCTGAAAGCAAAAAAAGAGAAGAAGAACTCAAAGATGTAAACCTCGAAATCGAAGAAAGAACAGCATCAAAAAAGGGCCCGTTCGTACTGATTCGCAACAAAAACAACAAATGGGTAATCACAACGTGCGGTGCACTCGTAAACGGGAAGGAATTCGACACTAAAGAGGAAGCCGAAAAACATCTAGCTAAAAAAACGTGGGATGACATCTTGACCGCAACACTCATATTCATCGCACACGTAAATAATCAAATGATAAACACTCAAAAAGAATAAGCCATGAAGAAAACACTAGGAGGAGACAGAATCCGAAGCGAAAGCAAAATGGAAGTATATCTGCCTAATTTCGGCAGATCATCGCACAACATAGGGAAAATAGTCCGAACATCACAAGCATGCGGCACGATCGTTCCCTATTGGTGTCAGATAGGTTTGGATGGAACGACGTTCTACATTGACATCACAACAAAAGTAAAGACTTTGCCAACAACCGGACCTGTATTCGGAAGCTTCAAACACCAAATCGACGTGTTCGTAATTCCGATCAGGCTCTACATTGCAGCATTGCATAATAACGCCTTAGGGGTGGGGTTAAACATGAGTAAAGTATTACTACCGCAATTTGAAGTATACTCTGCCAATACATCAATCTACGAAAAAGACCTCAATAGAGGGCAAGTCAACCCGAGTTCCCTGATCTCATATCTAGGAATAAAAGGATTCGGATTTTCTGCGGTTAATCAATATCTTCGAAGATTTCCCGCGATATTCAACCTGGCATACTGGGACATATTCAAAAACTACTATGCCAATAAACAGGAGGAAAACGCATATGTAATCACTGGGATAAACCATACTTGGAAGAAACTTAGTGTAGGCGATGGGGTCTCCTGGACTAAGACATGGCTGGACAACAGTAGTGAAGCATACCGGATCGAGTCAACAGCTGAAAAACCGAAGTATATTAGACTAGAGTTCGAGGAGAACGTCTCACCTGAAGAGGTCAATGAGATCCAGTTCTTAACAAATGATCCTAATTTAGCGGTGGCAGCAAACAGGCTGACGAAACTCGGTGATGCCTTCATATTCGAACGAACAGATCCGGATGCACTGGGAATCAAGGCGCCAGACAACCCGAAAAAAGCAACCAAGGTCTACACGTATAAAGTCAAAAAGATTATCCAAATCGCATACAACAAGGGTGTAGCCGGAACAAGTCCGATAACAATGCCAGACAACCAGAAAATCAAACTAACACAATTTTCATTAAAAAACATCGACGACGTACGGACTGAAATCCTATCAAGCCCAAGCACTTCAGCATATATATTAAGCAACGTAAAAATGCCATATGGGGCAGCAACAAAAACCATCGAACTACCAAACCACGACCGCACAAAAACATATCGTAGTTCAAACGCGTGGTATTCACAAGCGGGGCTAGCAGTGAAGACATATCTTAGCGACAGGTTTAACAACTGGCTAAATACCGAATGGATCGACGGAACAACAGGAGGAATCAACGCAATTACAGCAGTAGATGTAAGCGATGGAAAACTCACCATGGACGCTCTGATCCTCCAAAAGAAAATATTCAACATGCTAAACCGCGTCGCGATCACAGACGGCACTTACCAAGCATGGAGAGAAGCGACATACGGAATTAGAAGCGCAACACTACC